GGTGGAAGAAAGCCGCCGAGAAACCGCCGTCACAATGGCGTGAACCGTCGGGGACTCCATGCAAGTCTCAGGCGTGACAATCGAACCCAAGCGCCCCTCGGACGCAGCAACAATGCGATCCAGTACGGACTCGAATTTAACTTCCTCGGGCGCGGGAGACTTTTGCCAAAACCACTTCATAGCGTTATCAGCCTCCCGACTGCATATTCTTCGTCCTGGCCGCTGGCCGCAGACAGCGCCATAGCAAGCGCCACCATGCCGTCAATGCGTCCATTAGCCTTTGCTTTGTCCAATTTCCTGTTCCCCGCCGGATCGCGTGTCACCACCGCATTCGCCGCGCACATGGTCAGCACCGGATGCCCGCCGTGGCGCAGCTTGCCGTTCAGCAGCGCAGCCTCGAGCGTGTCCAGTGCAGGACTCATGTCCTTGAAGCCCTGTCCGTGCGGAACCAGCGGCACCTCGAGGCCGATCTTGTCCAGTTCCTTCTTGAACAGGTCAATGCGCCAGCGGTCAAAAGCGACAGCCCGCAAATCAATGTCCGAGATAATCTCGGCTATTTCCTGCACGACAAACTCATAGTCAACCGTCGCGCCGGGAGTCGTTCGCAAATACCCCTGCTCGGCCCATAGGTCATACGGCACACGGTCACGCCGGGCGCGGTCATATAAGCCTTCCTGCGGCACCCAAAAGTACGGGCGGGCTTGCCACTCGTCATCAACTTTATGAACCAGCACAAGGGCTGTCAGGTCGGTTCTGGCGGACAAATCCAGCCCGCCGTAAACCATTTCGTCCCCAGGCTTCGGCTCGTCGCCACACGAAGCCCAAACCTCGCGGGATACGAACGGAGCCAGCACCGCTACGCGCTGATTCAGCGTCAGGTTCCGAAACGTGTTCTCAGCGGACGGCATACGCGCCGCTTGCTCTGCCTGTTCCTTCACATCATCCAGTGAACGGAACAACCCAAGCGCAGGATTAGCGGCTTCCCATGCTTTAGGGTCGGTTAGCTCGCACTCATCCGGCGCGGCGTAGACATGGGAAACAACACGCTTATCTTTATGCTGTTTCGCATCGTCCAGCCACATGCTGAACATATCGGCATCAGTCGGTGCCTGCGTGGAAATCGCCACCAGGAGCGGTGTCCGGTGCGCACCCTGCGAAGTCGTAATCGCATCAATGAAGTCATCACGCGGGCCTTTCACTTGCCCCACTTCATCCAGAATCGCCAGCACCGGGGACAACCCGTGTGCCGTAGTCCCGTCAGCCGCCAGCGCCCGATACTCAACATTCATCGGCAGGCCAATCAGCCGCTTCCCGCTCGGGATAATCCGCACGATGTCGGCCAGCGCAGGGTTAAGCTGCACCATCTTCGCCGCCAGATTGAACACCAGCGCCGCCTGATCCCGACTGCGCGCACCAGACACAATCTGCGAGTTGCGGACAGCTTCAGGCCCGACAAGGTGAGCCAGCACTAAAGAGGCAATCAGCGCCGTCTTGCCGTTCTTGCGAGCGATGCTCAGATACGCCCGCCGCACCCCGTCGCGGTAAACGTCTTCGATAAACTTCCGCTGGAATGGGGCCAGCACAATCGGTTGCCCGACATGTTCACCCTCTGGAATCAGGCAATACCGCTCAATGAACGCAATGACGCGCCCTGCTCTACTCTCGGGTGACATGCACTAATGTGGGCGAGCAATCAGCCCGTCATCAATCACGGCTTCCCGCGCCGCCTTCGCCGCCTGGTTCGGCTTCTTCTCGGCTCGCGCCTCCCCCACAGTCGCCTCGGCATGAACATGAAGCATCCGAGACAACGCCATGTTCCGGCGCGTCAATGTCTCCAGCAGCGTGTGCTTCGGATTCACAATCTGCGTCCCGCGCTGGTTCACCACCGTGTCACCCTCGGCCTGAATCTCAGCCGAAATGCGCTCAATGTCAGCCTTACAGCGGGCAAGGTTCGCAGCGTTCTCAAGGTCGGCGTGCGTCCAATTCTCCCTCGCGCGCGCGCGTACGATAGAAAGCCAGAAAGGATGGTCACAATCACGCAAATGCACATGCGCAGGCGGCTCAATCGGGCCAGCCTGGGCCGCAGCCACCGCCGCCGTCGCTGAATCACTACGCTGCTTGCGGTTCATAACTTTTAGGTGTTCCGTGTGAAAAATCGGGTTAGCATTAACGCTGTGGGCCGCGGCTCGGTGTTCCGGCGCAGCCCCTAGAGCGGAATCCCCCCCCCTATCGCCAATGGTGAGCGGGGTTCCGTGGTATGCCATCGGTGTCGCAGCCATAGTTGCCGCTGCGTTCCATGCGTGACTTCACGCTTCTGTGGTGATAGCGGCACAGCCCTTGCAGGTTGTCCCAATTCCAGAACAGCGCGGGATCGCCGTCGTGCTTCTGGATGTGGTCTACCTCTGCTGCTGGCCTGATGTGTCCTTCTTCCTCGCACATAGCGCAGAGTGGGTGTTCGTCTAGGAACAATCGTCTGAGCTTGCGCCACCTGCTGTTGTACAGGCCCGACGCAGATGCCGATGCTTTACCCATTGAGTACCGTCAGCACCAGCGAGCGGTTCAGCACTTCACCATTCGATAGTGTGACTTGCGCTCGTATCCTGTACTGTGCGCCATGCGTGCCACCACTTACCCTTACTGTGGTGGTGGTGGTGTCGTTAGTCTGTGACACCAGGGTGAGTCCGTTGGGCATGGTGTGCGTGGCAGAGGCTATCGTTATCCCTGTGGGCAGGGCATCCGACCAATCAGCCGTGTAGCTGCCGCTATCACTAGGGTTGTGGAGCAATACGCTAGGCATTCCGTCTTATCCTCGTTGTCCTGCTGCTACCCACGCGGGTATCTGCATCCCTTGTGAATGCCGCCTCTCTACCTGCACCCACCGCTGTGTCTGCGTCCCTACCAATGTCGGTAGTTCTGAGTGCCGCCACTTCTGCGGTGAATATGCCCAACCTGGGCAGCCCTAACAGGGAAGCCGCCACAATGGAGTCGCCACCTAGAGCGTGTTCCTGCCCTATGCTCGACTCGCCGGTATCACCCTGTGCCGTGATGCCCGTGGGCAGCAGCACATGTATCTGGGCTATTCCGGGCGCCGTGAATACTGGCGTTGCGGCTATCCCGTCAGCACTAAGCGCGACTGTTTCGCTGGCTTGAGGCGTACCCGCTACGGGTGTCGCCGCAATGCCCGTGGCAGTCAGGGCATGTTCGCCGCCCATAGACGGCTGACCCAATGCCGAGTCAGCTAACAGCCCATCCGTGGACAGCGCATGTAACTGCGCTATTTGGGCCTGCTCTATAGCCGATGCCGCGACTATCGAATCAGCCGTCAGCGTATCTACGTTAGATACGTCTGAGACTGTCGGAGCGCCCGTTTCAGGCGTTGCGGCTATCGAATCGGCAGACAGCCCGTGTAGCTGGCCTATCGTCGCTGTATCGACAGCAGGCGCAGCGGTAATGCCGTCTGCGGCTAATCCGTGTTCCTGGCCGAGCGTGGCAGTATCGTTAACCGGCGCTGCGGTGATCCCGTCTGCCGCCAGCGTGTGCGTCTGCGCTAGAGTCGCCGTGTCTACCGCTATAGCCGAGGCAATGCCGTTAGCTGTTAGCTCATCCGGCAATTCTTCGCTTACAAGCGGCGTGCCGAGAACAGGCGTGGCAGTAGCGCCGTCAGCACTCAGCCCGTGCGTCTGGGCAATCGTCGCGGTATCCACGCTCGGCGCGGCTGTAATGCCGTCTGCCGTGAGCGCGTGTACCTGCGCTATGGTTGCCGCGTCTACAGCAGGAGCGGAAGTTAATCCGGCTGCTGTGAGGCTGTGCGTTTGCCCTATGGTGGCATTATCGACTGCCGGAGCAGCCGTTATGCCGTCAGCAGTAAGCCCGTGTTCCTGTGCGAGCGTGCTGGTCCCGACTTCTGAGGCCGACGCAATGCCGGTAGCTGCTAATGCGTGTTCCTGCCCGATGGTGGATGTATCCACCGCAGGAGTCGCCGCAATCCCGTTGGCAGCGAGGT